GTATTTGCCAGTCGAGTTAGGTTCTGTGCCGCCCCAAATTGGCTTGCGGAACACCTCAGAGAACGTACCAGCCGAGCGACGAGCACCGGGGGCTTGCCCAGCGTCATACCATGTCTTCTCGCGCACGTTGTAGATGATGGCGTCTGTGCATTCAGTGGCATCGCCCTTCGGGTAGAACCACCAAATCTCGCCCCAGCGTGGGACTTTTGTACACCAGACCTTCTGACGCTGTGCGTAGTTCAGGTTGTCAAAGAAGTAGTTCTGATTCAGGTTATTTGGGATTTCCTGAACCACACCGTTGTACGACAAGAACCGATCCACAGCACACCAGTAGAAGATGCCGTCATACTCGATGACGCACTGGCTGGACATGATGCTGGTCTGACTGGTCAGCAGGTCGTACTTCCAGTAGTAATTGATGCCGTTGACCGTGCTGGGGCTGTAAGTCACGCGGATCAGTGAATCCAGCGACCAAAACAGACCTGCAGGCGATGTTGTACCGCCACGCAGAGGCAGACCCTTGACGATCTTGCCTGTAGACACGTTGTTGGCGTTTGCGTCAGCAGATACCCAGTTTGTGAAGTCGCCTGCTGCGCAGTTTTGGATCAGGCCGTTGTTGCCATACACAAAAAGGTATGGGTGCAGCATTACCACGCCACCTGACACAGCGATGTTGTTGTCAAAGCTGACACTTCCCGAGCCTGTGGTCATCGACGCAGAGGTCGTGATGGTCGTTGTACCGCTACCCACGAAGCTGACTGGGGTACCCGACGAGCCAACGGTCTGAGAATTGTTGACCGTGTAGGTACCGAGACCGCCTGTACCCGAGCCAAGTGCAGTAATAACGGTGCCCGTTATCACGCCAATACCGATGCCGCCTGTGATGGTTTGACCCACCGCCAGTGAGCCGCTGTTAGCAGCCGTGACGGTCAATGTCGTACCTGAGATATACCCAGTAATAGACACATTAGCGGTCACACTGACGTTGGTGACGGTTGTACCAGCCGTGATGCCTGTGCCAGACATCGTTTGACCGTTACCGATCAAGAAGTTGGCACCGTTCACAATGGCTGTGGTGCCGTTGCGATACGCGGTAGCACTGAAGATACCCACAGGTGCCAGCGATGTGCCGGGGAATGGGCCATACAGTGGCTTTGTGTTGATGGTCGAGTCAATGGCTGCGAGGTTCTGACCGGGGTGTGCAATCAGGTTGTTTGTGGCACCGCCAGTTGCGTCGTAGCCAATGTCGAACTGCCACAAGGTGTTTGGGCCACCCGTGAAGATTGTGTTGCCAGTCAGCAGCAAAGAGAAGCCAGAGCCTGTACCACCGATGGATGCCGCAGATGCACTCAGGAGGTCACCCACGGTGTAGCCTGTACCCGCTGCGGTGATGGTCACGCTGGTGATTGAGCCACCACTCACAATGATGGTAGCTTGTGCGCTTGAGCCTGTACCGCCTGTCAATGGAACCGCGGTGTAGGTGCCGTTTGTGTATGCCGAGCCAGCATTGGCAATTGACACGTTCACCACACCACCTGTCATGGTGTAAGCCGTTGGGCCAAAGCCAAGACCATCATCGTTGTCGGTGTACCACTGCTCTAAGCCTAAGCTGTAGCCTGAGACCACGTAGTTCAGACCGTTGACGGATGTCATGGTCATGCCGCGGGAGATGCCGCTGCCGTCCAAGAAAATGCCTTTGTAGCCACCGATCTTACGTGGCAGGGCATTTTGGAAGCGCACCCATTCGCCATCGACAAACGTGGGGGCGGCAAACTGAGTGCCATCCCGCTGGATGCCGGGTTTAACGACTAGCTGGATGACCTTTGCTGTCATTAGAAGACCCCGCCAGAGATGCCGTTAGGTACTGTCAAGCCTGTGGTGCTGATGGTCATGCCGTTTGTGCCGTTAACTGCAAAACCGATCTGGTTAGATGCTGGCAAGTACAGACCAGTGTTTGTGTTGCCCAAGAAGTTCAGCGAAGGTGCAGTCACCGAGCCGGGAGCCAGCGTTGCCGATGTGAACGAGCTTGCTGTGTTGCTGGTGGTGCTGTACACGTTTGTACCATCGCACACCACAAAGGCTGTCTGACCTTGACCCACGGTAACGGTAGCACCGCCAACTGCCGCTGTTTTGAATGTCAGCGTGTATGCGCCTGTCGTGCCGTTTTGCAGCGAGTAAAGCTGCACGGTAGAGGGCAAAATAACGATCTGATTCGATGTCAGAGTACCTGCGTACTCTTGAATGATGTTTGAGCCTTGTGCAGAGGTCAAAGTCAGCGTGCCGCCAGTGACCACCAAAGCCAACTGCGTGAAGGCAAACGCATTTGAACGACCATACGCATAGGTGTTGAAGCCTGTCGAGCCGTTCGATACGATCACCAGCGATTCAGTCAGTTGAAGCTGCTGATTGGCGTTGCCGTCGATGGTGTCAGTACCCGTGGGTGTCAGCGTCAGGACACCAGTGCCGTTGTTACGGATGATGGTGAACCAGTTATTGCCCAGTGTCGCTGCGGAGGGCAGTGTGAATGTACCCACACCGCCTGCCCACACTTCAAACTGAGCACGGTTTGCCGCGGAAAGAATCGCGCTGGAATAGTAGTTGGTGACGTTATAGGCTTGATTCAGCGTCAAGCCGATGGGTGTCAGACCATAACCAGCCAAAGCGCTTGCGTTTGCGTTCGATGTACCTGCACCGAAGACAACCGAAGCCCAAATGCCGTTGACGGTGGTGTTGTCGGTCAGGAAGATGAACTCTGCGATGCCTGAGCTAATCGATACAATGGTGTTGCCACTGTTGTCTGTCACCGTGAAGATTTGTGAGCCGACGTTACGGATGATCAGAGACTGACCAGTCGAGACTTGAGTCGCAGGAGGAAGCTCCAGCAGCCAACCTGTAGGGCCACCAGAAGCCGTCGCTGTAACGTCAATGATGTTGCTGGCAGGCGTGTTGTTATTGCCGTTAATAGGCCATTGCAACTCCGTATTGGCTGTCAGCGAAAGCGATTCGTAGCTGACGGAAGACGGGGAGATCGTCTGACCTGTAAATGGATTTACGTAAGAAGTCATGATTAGTTATCCACAGCAATGGCTTGACGATCTGCGACACGCAATGTGTCTTCAGTTTTCAAGGCAGTTAGGGCTTCATCAAACATTTGTTTCCACAGCACCAAACGGCTATCGTTTTTCAGGAATGGCGCGGTTTGCTTGAGCGTGCCAAACAACATGGCGTTAGGCGCATTCTGCGTCAGCCAGTTTGTCTGGTTTGATGAAGAGAGAGGCTCAAGACGGGTGTAGCACAGTGCTTCAAAAGCATATGCCTTGTCAGGTGTTGGAGCTACCAACCAGTGGTCGTAGTCGTAGTCAGCGTAGTACAAAGGCGTACCAGTGGCTGTGACATCCTGAGCATAGGTGTTGAGATACTCCAGCTTGCGCAGAAGGACTGGCTGTTTGGCACCACTGTTAGACAATGTCATGGACACTGTTTTGCGCCACCGAGCAGGCTTGGCAATCACTGGGTTTCCGATGTTCATGACGGAGTCCACGACTTCCATCTGACCCAGAGTTTTGATTTCCTGTGCAATTTCAAATTCGCACAAGGTGATGAAGGTGGGGATGGCGTTGACGACAGCAGCGTCCGAGCGCTCCAGATACTGAAGCACCATACTCGTCAGCGAGTTGTAAGTCATTACCCAAGATGGAGTTGTGCTCATTTTTACCTTCTCTTGATATGGTTGATTGTCCCATTAAGCCATCAATACAGCAAGGGTCGTCTTGTCAATTTAAGCCTACGACAAAAACAAGGCTCTCTCGTCAATTCGACGGTTTTGCAAGCCCTTCAAAATCTTGCCCCCCGCCATGCAATACTTCAGAAGCTCTTCGGCTGCACCCTCTTTGTCGCCGCGGTTGAGCTTCGCCCTGAGCGTCGAACGCTGGAGCGTGCCAAGCCCGACGTTAAAAGCGAAGCTGCACAACCCATCAAACATACCTTGGCTAAGAGGGACGGTGATAAGTTTACTAACACCTTGTTCAAAGCGATTAAGGTCGTAACGTAATAATCCATCTACTTCTTCCATTGTGTAGGTACGCATATCTTCTTGGCGTACAGGGAAGGCATTTCTGTCTTCCAGCTTTAATCTGCCTTGCTCGGGCCAAATTACATGCCCGACGCCAACCGTCCACAGGCGGGCAGGGCACTGGTAGGGCTTCTGTCGGACGCCCTCGTGGTGCTTAATCATGGCGATGGCTTTAGGGCTGACGTTCATACCTTAATGTCCACATGCTGCATGGTTTCGTTGTGGCCTGCTTTTTGAGCCTCGTTGCCCAAGTAAGCCTCTTTAGCCTGTCGAACCCTATCCCACTTAGCCGCCTCAAGCCTCTGCGTTTCCCGCTGTTGCTCCACATTCTGAATGGTTTGGCGGTTCATCTTTTGTAGGTTCTTCAGGTTTTCGTGGTGACGAATCCGCGCCTGCTCATCAACCCGCTGGGTGTGGATGAAGCCGTAGTTCTGGTGAACAGGCCCGGTAACTTTCATTTGCCAAAGGCTCTGCCCCCGAAGTGGAACGCTATGATGCTGGCAAACAAAGCTTGGGTGTCGTTGTCCCAAAGCTGGTCAGCAAGCTCGTTAAAAGATGCGCCAGAAGTCATACCATGATAAGCAAGGGCTGCGTCGATGCCCACAAGAAGAAAGAAGAAGCCGTAAGTAATAACTGGACGGACGGAAGCGCGAAGGTTTTTCATCCATTGGCTAGTTCCCTCATTTAGACTCGTGTCATGGGCGTAAATCGCCTGCATCTCAGCTTGTTGTGCCGCAATCAGTGACTGCTTCTCTGCCGATTTCGTCTCTACTTCAAGTTGTTG